AACCCTACCAAAGGATTTGGGTTTATTGAAAGAGAAGACAAAGAGAAAGACGTATTTGTTCATGTATCTGCAGTAAGAAAAGCAGCTATAGCTAGTCTTGGTGAAGGCCAAGAATTAACTTTCGAAATTGAAGAGAGCCCTAAAGGCTCTAATGCGATTAATTTACAGAAAGTATCTTAATGAAAAAAATATTTTTAATATTGGCATTATGTGCATTTGCCTTGAGCGCATGCTCTATAGGTAAGAAATGTACTTATACACAGGAAGGAACTAAACTTTCATCTTATGTATGGTTTTATAAAGATAAGCCGGTAGATTTAGACAAAGGGAATTGTAACTAATAATGCCCTTTAAGTCTGAAAAACAAAGACGGTATCTTTGGAAAAACGAACCCAAGATTGCTAAAGAATGGACAAAAACATACGGCAGTAAAGTAGGAAAGAAGAAAAAAACGAAGAAAAGGAGGAAGAAGTAATGGAAGACCTCGAATTAGTACAAAAATTAAGACGTATTATTAAAATGCGTCATGACGATGTTGTTGCTGCTATGGTTTCAGGTAGTGTTGACAATATGGAAAAATATCAATATATGTTAGGACAAATACGAACGTATTTGTATATGAGTCAGGAGATATCCAGCCTGCTAGAAAAAAAGGAGCAAAAAGATGACGGAACAGTTATCAGTATCAAAGGGAAAGCCAAAGATTGAGTTACCCAATAAAAAATTAGTAGGTGTACAACCTACTGAAAAGCCTAAAAAAGATTTAACTTCCGAAACAGCTAAATTGCCCACTCCAACGGGTTGGAGAATTTTAGTTTTACCTTTCAAAATGAAAGAGAAAACTAAAGGAGGAATTATTATAACTGACGACGTGGTAGAACGTGCGCAAGTGGCATCGACTTGTGGATTAGTTTTAGCATTAGGACCGGATTGTTATAGAGATAAGGAAAGATATCCTAAAGGACCTTGGTGTAAAAAAGGTAGTTGGATTATTTTCGCTAGATATGCCGGATCTAGAATTAAAATAGATGGGGGTGAAGTTAGACTTCTCAATGATGATGAAGTTCTAGCGACCGTGGAAAACCCCGAAGACATTTTCCACGATTTATAAACATAGGGAGGAACTATGCCAGACGAAGAAAAAGTAAAACAAGAAGACCTAGTTGATGTAGGCGAAACAGAAGGTGCTGAAATTGAACTAGATAAAAAAGCTGAAGGAGGAGAAGTAAAAGATGAAAAACCTACTCAAGACAGTGATAAGTCCGATGACACACCTGAGAAACTGGATGAGTCAGTGGATGTTCGAGATAGCAAGGACGATAAGGAACCAGAGAAAAAGGAAGAAGTAAAAGAAGAACAAAAGAAAGAAATGGATGAGTATAGCGAAGGCGTTAAAAAACGTATCGCTAAGTTAACAAGAAAAATGCGTGAAGCAGAAAGACAGCGGGAAGAAGCTGTTACTTATGCTCAACGTGTTATGCATGAGAGGGATAGCCTAGCTCAACAAAGTGTTAGTTTAGATAAAAACTACACTTCTGAAATGGAAGGAAGAATAACATCTTCTCTTGCAGCTGCTCAAGCTAAATTATCTGCTTCACGTGAAGCGGATGATAAAAAAGCTGAAGTAGAGGCTTTAACAGCCATTTCTCAGTTAGGATATGAACAGGCACGACTTGCAGAACTAAAAAGCAGACAAAAATTGGAAGAAACTGCTAAAGAAGATGCAAGAAAACGAGGGCCTGCAGCTCAATATCCTACTCAATCAACTCCGCCTGTGGATTCTAAAGCAGAAGACTGGGCAGAGAAAAACGAGTGGTTTGGTAAAGATAATGCTATGACGTACACAGCATTTGACTTACACAGGAAACTTACCGAAGAAGAAGGATTTGATCCAAAATCAGATTCATACTATGAGGAAATAAATAAAAGAATAAGACTTGAATTTCCCCACAAATTTGGTAATACTACAGACAGACCGGTTAGTAAACCTACACAAAACGTTGCCTCTGCAACGCGTAGTTCAAAGACTGGCCGCACAACTGTAAAACTCACACCGTCACAGGTAGCAATTGCTAAAAAGTTACGGGTGCCACTAGAAGAGTATGCAAGACAATTAAAACTCACGAAGGAGGAATAGCATATGAATAAGACAACAAATAAATCTTCCCGTGCGGGCCAAACTAGAGAAAAAACAAAACGTAAAGTAGTTTGGACTCCACCATCGTACTTAGATACACCCAACGCGCCAACTGGATTCAGACACAGATGGGTCAGGGCAGAAATCTTAGGGTACGTCGACACGAAAAACATACAAGGACGCTTAAGAACCGGGTATGAATTAGTAAGAGCCGACGAATATCCAAAAGATGACTACCCAGCAATTCCAGACGGTAAGTATGCAGGGGTGATCGGGCACGGAGGCCTTGTGCTAACAAGGGTACCGGAAGAGATCGCGCAAGCAAGAGCTGATTATTTTTCTAAATTAGGAAAAGATCAGATCGAGGCAGTTGATAACGATTTACTGAAGGAACAGCATAAGAGTATGCCGATCAATATTGATCGACAGTCTCGTACAACCTTCGGTGGTACAAAGAAGTAGAGTTTTACTTCTCGGGTTAATCCCTACCAACGAATTTATATAACCGTCTACGGATAGAACCGTGGACATAAGGAGAAAACTATGGCTAACTCGTCATCTGTTGGGTTTGGAATCAAACCCATCAAAATGTATGGGAACGGTTATGAGAACATGGGTTTAGGTGAATACCCTGTGGCAGCATCCTCAAGCGCTATCTACTTCCAAGATTTGGTATGTCAGGCAGCAACTGGATACGTTGTCGTGGGTATTGCAGGAACTGAAAATATTATTGGTTCACTAAACGGTGTTTTCTACACTGATCCCACTACTAGTAAGCCGACATGGAGAAACTATTACGATGGTAACGCCGCTACTGATATACAAGCGCTGGTTAATGACAGCCCTTTACAACAGTACGATGTTAGAAGTAATAATTCTAGTGCATCGGCCCAAACGGACGTTGGACTAACAGCTGATATAGCGTACGCAGTTGGGGTAACACCTAACTGGGTTTCTAGAGCTACTCTAGATGACAGTACGTTAACGACTGGTGTTCAACAGGTCAAAGTAATCGGAGTGTCAAGAGACCCTGATAATAAAGATTTAACTTCTGCAAACGTTGTTTGGAGAGTTATTATTAATCAGTCAGTCTTTGAAGACACTGGAGGAGTATAAATTATGGCTATATCACGTAATCAACTAGTTAAAGAACTAGAGCCAGGATTGAATGCTTTATTTGGCCTGGAATACAAACAATACGAAAATCAGTCGTCTGAAATATATACGACTGAATCATCTGACAGAGCTTTCGAAGAGGAAGTTATGTTGTCAGGTTTTGCAAGCGCATCAGTTAAACCAGAAGGATCTGGCGTGACTTATGACAATGCACAAGAAACTTTCACAGCAAGATATACGAACGAGACAATTGCTCTCGCTTTCGCAATCACTGAGGAAGCTATTGAAGATAACCTGTATGACAGACTTGCTTCTAGATACACAAAAGCTTTAGCAAGATCGATGGCAAACACTAAACAAGTGAAAGCTGCTTACCCCTTGAATCAAGGTCTACCAAGTATAGACAATTATGATTCAGGCGACGCGGTTTCCTTGTTTAATACTTCGCACACTACGATAGCAGGGAGTTTCCAAAACACTCTGTCTACTCAAGCAGACTTAAACGAAACATCATTAGAGCAAGCGTTAATTGATATCGCTGCAATAACTGATGAAAGAGGTTTAAAGATCGCTGCAAAAGGTGTGAAGATGATCATCCCATCTGCTAATCAGTTCACTGCTGAGAGATTGACGAAATCTCAAGGTAGAGTTGGAACTGCTGATAATGATATCAATGCAGTCAAATCTTTAGGTATGATTCCTCAAGGATATAGAGTGAACAATTACCTAACAGACACAGACTCTTGGTACATAATCACAGATGTACCTAATGGTATGAAGCATTTCGATAGATCCCCTCTTACAACTAAGATGGAAGGAGATTTCGATACTGGCAACGTTAGATACAAAGCTAGAGAAAGATACGTTTTTGG